TCAACGTAAGTTGCAGGCGTTGACCTACTGGATGACAACCTACCACTCAACACGCTGACGACTGAATTAGGTGTAAATAGCTCAACAATTGGTTTAATTGATAGCACACCTGCCAAGCCCATAACCTCAGAGACATCGGGCAAGTGGCCTTCATGGAAGTGTTCAACCGCCGGCACTCCACCTAACTTCAGCGAGTCTGGTGCTGTACCACCGGCTATTTGTGCCGCCTCAAGACTGTAATGCAGCGATGAGAAATCACCATTGCTCAACGGCACATTGTGTGGGTTAGTAGCATATTGCTGGGCTAATAATTTTTCATCAGTTGCTAACCCAACTTGGTCTGTCGCCAAAACTGCTTGAGCTGTTGCCACAGCCGCCCCGGTACTAGCAACGCCAGCATTCGTAGCAGCTTCACCTTGCCAAATATTTACTTGGTCATACCAGTCACCTATTGCGAGGTGTTGAGCACTCACGGTCTGTTGCCAAGCGTCTACAGCAGCTTGCCAAAGGCTTACTTGGTCATGTAGTTCAATAGTCTTGACGTTGTAGTGTAGCGATGAAAAGTCACCCGCAACGCCTTGAGGTACTTGAACATCTACTGGCGTCACTGCCCAGCCTTCTGACGCTTCAGCGAACCCTAACGCTCCTGCAATAGATGCCACGTTAGCATCAAGTATCGCAGTCTGCGCTGACACGTCTTGTAGTATCTTAGGGAGTGTGCTTACAGGCTCTTCTCCTAACGGGCCTGTGACGTTTATAACGCCTATGACATTTAGCCATTGATTCATTTGTGTGAACCAAGAGCTGTAGCCGTCTGATAAGAGAGTTATGCTGTCAAAGAAGTCTCGCAGCTTAGCATTCGTTGCTACTATAACCACTTCTTCATCAGTCGCGCTAAAAGTAGCAGGGCTAAACAGGGTAAGTTGTCCTGCGCTCGTTGATACGATTTTTAAAGGGTTACGACCTACTAAGAATATTAAGTCCCCCTCTAAGAAGCTGACCACGCTACCTAATCCCGTCACAGTGGCAATATTACTACCACTGACAAAGGTTAATGTTGTTTCTAAATTATTACTCATGAGTTAACCACCACACATATATATTACAGGGATTTGAATTACCTCGTCAGGTGTTGAAAAGATTACTGACTTCCTAGACTTACCCACCGTGTAACTCCTAACTAAGTCATCGTTTTGTCTTTGAGCTTTTCCAGCTAGGTCAGAAGACGTCAGCAAGTCGCCTGCTACAATATCTCCATTTCGCCCACAAACATTCATCACACCTTCACCCACACCGTTAACTATCACTTCTTTTATTAAGGGGTCAGGGTTGTTGTGAGCAAAGACACCTAGCACTGTCTTGCATAATAAGGTGCTGCAAAGTGAGCTGTCACCTACACCATTATGGGCATCTACTATTTCAACGTTAGTCTCTGCAATTAAGTCGCCTGCTGTAAAAGTAGTCTCAGGCGTATTCTTAGCAGGATGACTACCTGTAAGGTTAGATATGGTGCCATCTACCGTTAGGTTCCGTTCAACTACAACGCTATTGTCTCTAAAAGTAAAATAGTTTTCGATTATGAGAGTGCCACCACCCGCGCTACCGCCTCCAGACAGTTTTAAAGCGCCTGTTGTGTGTAATCTTAATGACGTGGGAGACATATAAAGAGATGTGTAGTTATCCGTATCATCCCCTGTATTACTAGGGTCTTCGCAAACACCATTTATAATATTCTCAGAAACCCCGTGGAGACTACCTGTGTAACCTACCCTGAGCCTAGCACCGCTATAGTTAACATCTAACCCTTTATCAAACACCCCACGACCTCTGAAAACGTAGTCTCCTAACGTAGTGTCAAACGCAATCTTCTGCACTCCGTTATCATCTACAAACTCAACCAGCTCAGCCTTAAATTTTATACTTGTAGGTTCGGAGCTACTGCTTGCATCTAGTCTTACAAAAGCTGTATTGCCTCCAGCATCTACCTCCAGTAAGGCAACAGCTCTAAGCTGACCCATTTCCCCGTCTAACGTACTTGATAGTGTTAAAGCGGCCTCTGCCTTTGCCGCAGAGCCTTCGGGTCCGTTTACGGTGGCGTTTAAAGCAGTTACAGCAGCCGCGCTACCGTCAGCTTTCGCTGTAGTCAACACAAGCAATCCCGCAGTAGCTTCCACACCAGTGAGGGGGTCGAGTATCACAGTGTTTAAACCCGTTATGGCAGACGCGCTACCGTCAGCCGACTGTTTTACACTCTGAAACAGAGTAGCAAAGGCACTAGTACCGCCTAAAGGGTTTGCAAGCTCTGATTGAATGAACTCAGTTTCAGCTTGTAGCACAGAATCAGTACCAGCAAACTGCGCTCTAGTTACTGCACTCTTAATACCCTCTTCGAGTAAGCTTTCTATGTTGGCATCGAACTCTTCTTGTTCGCTGTAGCGTAGGTAGGTTAAAAAGTCTTGTTCTGTGCCTGTGTTTCCTTCGGCCAGCCAAATCTCGTATGCTGACTGTCCGCGTGGCCCCTCAGACCCACCAAAGGGAACGTAAATTAGGGTAGGTAGTTCGGAGATAAGTGTCGGTTTAGTGCCTGTCCACTCGTAGAAGTTTACGAACGACAGTAGTTCATCAGCGACGAAACTTGCACCTGTTCCTGAAGCATCTTCCGCGTAAACAGCAATCATGCCACTTGTTACGCCTGCACTTCCTTGTAAATCCACGTAAGAAAGCCCTGAAGGGGGTGAGGTGGGGGGGTTGCCTACCCACTCATAGAAGTTTACAAAAGTTCTGAGTCCTTGCGTTAAGCTTGGGTTTGTTCCTACAGCATCCGCCGCATAGATGGGCGTTACACCACCATTTAACCCTGCGGCTATCGTGTGCGTAGGTTCGCCGTTATTTGGATTAATGGTGACAGAGCCATCTAAATTGGTTGTAAAGGTGATAGTTGGAGCATCTAGTCCCTTTATGCTTCCCACTAAAACCCAAGTACCGGAATCTTTCTGATAGTGAGTGTAAGTTAAGGTATTAAGATAATTATCCCCATCGGTGCCTAGGGAGTCTGAAGGGGGCTCGGCTAAACCACGCAACCATTTATCTCCATCCCCGCCGCGAAGATTGCCATCTAACGTCCACACCCCTGCCGTTTTCTGGTAAACATCGCCGTTCGAGGTATCTAGGTGCAGTGAACCGTCTATTCCAACGGTGTCCGCAGGCACGAAAGCGCCACTGGTCCATTTGGTGCCTTCACTCAAAGGCAACCACGAATAAATTGTCGGGTCCGTAATATCCGGTGTTTCTGTGGTGTGCCCAGCACTTAATCCTTTCCAAGTACTGCTTAATTGTGTTGAGCTAATATTGGCTCCCACATTATCTGTTGCGTACACTTCCCAAGTAAATAAGCTCTGTTCGGTTCCTACAACCGTAACGGTTTCAAACGTAGTGTCCGCATTACTCTCAGTCAGTAATCGATACCAAATGGTGTAGTTTTGCCCCTTTACCACATTAGCAAGAGTGAAACGGTTGCTCGAACCAAAATCCAAAGCGTTACCAAAGTCGTCACTGTTGTTATACCGGAAGGTATAGCTCTCGAATCGAGAGGTTAAAATCGGAGGCGTGACAATAATTACGCCGTTTTCGGAAACTACTATCGGGGCGGTTGTTGAGGTGTCTAACGCTCCGACAGATAATGTTTGGGAAAAAACGCCCCCATATTCTAGGGTCAAAGACCTAGGTTGGAGGGTGAACGTGTATTCACCCACAGGCAGCGTATCGAGCTTAACCTCCGGCGTGGTTAGTGTTTGTTCAAGAAGGATATTACCTGTGCTAGTTGTTAGCTTAAATTCATAGGTTGGCGAATTGTCGTTCCACGTAATTACGTAGCGACCCACGTTACCTGTGGTCTCAGCCAGTGTTACATTGGCAATAGCCGCAACCGGAGGCTCAAGCGTCAACTCGGCGTCATTGGCCGGTAGGGCCGGGTATCGGGCCTCAAAATAATCGGTAAACCCTACGCGGACAATTAATTTGCTGGGTAAATACGTACCTTGAAGCCGCGCTTTAAATGCGCTTCGAGACAGTTTTAGCTCGGGAGTCGGGCTAGTCAAAGTAAAGAGTAGTGTGTCGTTGCCTTCAGAGTCGTCGTAAACCGAGAAGATGGCTGCTGTTAAGTACCCTGAAGCTAGCAACGGGATAGGGGTGCTAGTACTGCTACCTGCGGCAAAGCGCACTTCGGCGTTAACCGTTAAGCCTCCGTTTTCAAAAACACCACTCATAGTGATGGGGGCTGAAGCTGCGGCTAAATCGGCGGCATTTACTCTACTTGTTGAATAGCCAACCGTGGCGTAACTACTGGCAGAAGTTCCACTGATTGACCGGATTTTAAACTCGTAGTCTGCAAAGACCAAATCAGGGACTTCAAGATAATTCTCTGCCGTGGTGAGTATTTTCCACTCCGAGGCACCGTTGTAATCTACGGTGATTTCGTAAACCGTTCCAAACGGTCTGTCCACTTGCTCGTCCCAGCTCAGCCAAACGCTGACCTTGGTGCCTTGTAGGGTTTCAGACACCGACTCATTAACCACTAAGAAATTTTCAGGTTTACGTAACAGAGGTAAACGCTTGAAGGAATACTGAGCCTGCGTTGCTTGGTTAAGTAAGTCAGCTTCCGTATGCTTTTGAGAATTAAACTCTACCGCTGATACGGCAAAAGATTCAATTCCCGCTTCTTCAGAAGGCTCAATTGAAACTATGCGGTACAGCTTTGGAATGCCTACCTGTTGCGTCCCGCCTTCTGTGTTTTCAATGAAGACTACAGGGTAATCACCTAGCTCCTCCGTCGCAGGGTAAGAGGTGGGTAGGGTAAAGTTGGTGACCCCCACGCCTATTTGTCCGGCTGAGATACTGACAATATACTCGAAGTCTTGAGTGATGCCTTGAAGGGTTAGTTTGTACGATCCCGATTCGGCAAAATACAGCGGGTCTCGAACAGTTAGGGCGTTAGCCCCGTTTGAGATAATTCGACCGGACAGGCCGTGGCCTAGTAACGGGTTAACTATAGCGACAACATCGTATACTTGAAACTGAATACCCGATAAGGGCAGTAATAACTGCACCGATTCCGTTTCAGTCTGAGCGGCAACAAGGAAAACAATCCCTTTACGCTCAGCTTCCCAAGAACTTGTTGTACCCAAAGAAGTGAATTCAGTAACATTTAATCCGTGCCTGTCTATCGCATCTTGATTACGTATCTCAGGCAACTGCTGCGTAGCATATTCGTTTTCTTTATCCACGTAGTTAGTGGAAACCACGTTGATTCTCTCGTTAACGCTGGTATACGAATAGTTAAAAGGGTTTTCGGCGCTCGTAGCGATAGCCATTTCTGCGGTAATGAACGCAACAGGGACCGTAGGCATATCCGTAAGGATTTCCAGTTCACCATCATCGTTTTCTAACACGATAGAAAAAGTGGTGGCTAGGATTTTATTGATAAACTCCATGCCACTTGAGCGGTCTTTCAGTATTCCGTTGAAGGTATACCTAGCCACCCCTGTCTCTAACGTTAAAGGGTTCTGTAAATCCTTGGCCCCACTAAACGCACCGTAACCATCAGCATATTTAGCTTTATCGTAAACGGAATACTTGTTTATTTTTACGTTGGGGTTATACGAGATTACCCCGAAGGATTCATTTAGAATCAGCTCGTTGATAATCCAAAAAGGATTGTCCGTTGGAAATTTATCCACCGCGTAGGTTCCGTCCCAAGCCGAGGATTCGTCATACGTTTTGGCAATAGGGTCATAGTTCGAAGGAACACGACACAGCAAGCCCTTATAGTCGGCATTTACATTAGGGATATTCGATAGCTGCTGCCCTAGAACACCCACGACATGCAGCATGGCTGTGTTTGGATGGTATTCTAAAGTAGGGTCGGTGTAATCTACGGCTACGAAGCTTGTGTAGACATTGGACGAGCGGGTAACCAGCTCGTAGCCTCGCCAAACAAGCGTCGCAATATTGTCTTCATTCGAATCGTCCGAGTTATTGGTTATTTTAATTTCATAACGATCAGTCGCCAGCGCCGTAGTTGGCAGTTCAAATTTATAGCTCTTAGCAAAGCCACCTTGCGGTGTCTTCCCCGTAATAGTGTGGGTTTCGGTTTTAGTGTACCCACCGCCAATCTTGGTGACTTCAATAGTAAAGGTTACCGCGTGTCGTTTACTGCCGTCATCCGTGTTTCGGTAGAGGGCGGTTACCGCGATTTGAACGTCGAGTTGATCCCATCCGTCAGGAACAGCCGGAGTTGTTCGGGTTAAAGGCGTGTCGTATTCCAGCCCCGCCCCCACATTTTGATTCGTAGTTGTCCCGCCAAAGAAATAACGGATAGGGGTTTGGCCGTCCGCACTTTCAGCAATCGTTAGGGGGTTGCCTCTTTCCAAGCGAATTAGGAGTTCGCTTTCCTCAAAGTTAGGCTCGCCCGCATCATTAAATAACGGAGTGTCATCAAGGTAGATGTGTTTTAGCTTTTCTTCCGGCGAATCCCCAACGATGCCGCCTATTTGACCTTGGGCGATACCCAAGACAAACTCAAAAGCGTCTGTTGAAAACAGATTGCTTCTGTCGTTACTCGGGCCACCACCACCGCTACCTTTAAATCTCATCGTCAATCCTAATTTTATATGCTTCTTGTTGCGGGGTTAGCCGCCAAAGTTAAAGTTAAAGAATAGTCCTGAGGGGATACCTTCGAATATGTTGAAGGCGCTTCCGGTACTTGTATCTTGGTACAACGTCTCCCAAGAATCCCACCCCCCGATATTATTCCATATCCCTCCCGCGAACAGATTTAGTCCTGCGTCCGCACCATTAAGGGATTCAATGTTCATTGTGAACAAGTGACCACCCCATCTATGGGTTCCGAATATTAAAGGAATAGGTGTACCCGACTCTATCGTGTTTGGATAGCGCCTAGAGACTCGGCTAGCTTTATCGTCAGTTTCCAACGGGTCTTGAAGCTTCTCCATAATGCCTCCGATAACTAGGCCTGTACCCATAGCGAACATCGCATTCATAACCATGACGAAGGTCGTTCCTCCATCAATCGTAGCCATGTATAAAGCCACAACAATCAGGATGATTCCCACAATAATCCGCACGTTAGCGTTACCAGCGCCCGCCATCGTCAACATGTTGACTTTCTTTTTAAAGCGAATAGTCATTTTTGCGTCACCCACTTCTTTCGTCAGGTCGCGGGAATCTTTCACCTCATCAATGGCACACTCAAACCGCGCAGACACTTTACGAGGGTCGTAGTCTGGGTGAGTCTTTAAAGCTTCAAGTGCTTGTTTATAGGTCGACACGTCAAAGGTGAGTAACCGGGCCTTACCCTTAAAGCCAATCAGCTTAATGGTTACCATAACTTGTCTCTCCCCTGTAAATACGCTTAGCATCGTCGAGATAATAATACGTCACTTCGTCTCTTGAGATAATGATGTGTTCCCACTCAGGCACCTGTGCAAAGAGTTGATAATCTGATTGGCTTAAGTTAGCTGACCCTCTAGGATGGGTGTGCCAAGAGGCCACAATTTCGCCTTGATATTTTTCAATGTCCTCATGGGCTATCTCAAAGTTATCTTCAGGCTCTTTAGCAATATTAGGTACTTCAATTATTTCGCCCCCAAGTAGCACAAAGCCACAACGCTCGGCCCCTGCGCTCCAATAAGTACGCCAAGGTAAATCTATATAGTTTAATGCCGCCATTAGCCTCTCCTGAAGCGCATGTGTGCTGGCATACTAGCGAGTACCCTGCCAATTCCATCAATGCTGCTCAATCGTTCAACCTCGGGGTGGCGCAGGACCGTCGTGGTCCGTAAGCGCCAGCGTTTATCGTAATCCGAAAGCTCTGAGGGCTTACCGTAAAGATGGTGTAGTACTTTATTGCGGCCAACATAAATGGCTACGTGATTATCAACCGGAGATTTAAGCAGGTTCATAACAAGAATATCCCCAAACTGAACTTTGTTGGGGTTGTTGCCTGTGTCAAAAAATCTCTCAACACCAAAGTAATCATGTAACAGATTAAGGTTGGGGTTCATTGCCCATGCGTTAGGTCGAGCATGATTTTTTAATTCAATACCATACTCTATTTGGTAAAACTGCTGCACCAAGGTATAGCAATCCTGAGTGCCTAAAGCGTAGGGTAGGTTTACGTAGTCTTTATACATACTATATTCTCACCGACGCAAACTCAGGTTGAGCGAAACGTCTAGGGGGGAATACTATGTGATTACCGTCACTGGGAAGTCTAAGTTCAGCCGTTATCATATGTTCGCTAAGCGAAACTACATGTGACAAATTGAACACTCTTCGGGTGTGCGTGCCGACTAATAACTCGTTAGGTATCACCCGATACTCGATCACTTCTGCGCCTTCCAATATACGATTTGAGACGTATACGGAAAGGGCTCCATCTTGGTTGGGTAAATTTAGTTTTGGACGAGAAACCTCGCCGGAACTTTTCTGTTCAAAGCCAGAAATGAGAAAGGGGGAGTTGACCCAGTTTTCACCACGCCACGTAATTGTTGCACCATCAGTTAATCGAAAATAGATAGGTGCGCCTGCCTCGTCCAGAATTTTAATTTGGAGGAATTTTATACGTTCAGTGGGCGTGAGAGTTTTAATCTCCGCGTTTAAATTGGGGGAAAGTGTCTTCATCGTCAACTCCAAATTTTGTGCCTAGAGTTTAATACAAACCCAAGACGAAAAAAACCCCGCACTAGGCAGGGTTGATACAAAATTGACGATGAGAAAGGGAAACTAGCGTCTCCCTCAAACAAGATTAGATACTACGCGCATATCTTTTTTAAGCAACTACTTTATTCTTAAAAAGAATAATTAGCTGACTGAGACCTGTTTTAGTACGATTTGTATACCCGAATGAAGCCCCTCTGCGGCTGTGATACCTTCAGGGATGACTAGGGGCTGAAAGAATTTCACAGCGATGGCACCATAGCGTTCATGAGGATAAAGAAATGTCTCATGCAGTTCGTGAGCAAGATAGAAATCCTCAAGTGCTTGCAAGGAATACTGTTCTTCTTGTGCTGTCAACGTTTTCAGTGGGTCAAAGAAACGCATCGCAGTAAAGTTAAGCATGAACTTTTTGGCTACGGGTGTGTGGGACTTTACGGTGTAATCCCAGTTATTTCCCAGTGTCACCGCCTTACCCCTCGCGGGGTACTCGACGGCTACCTTGTGCATCGGAAAATCAAAAGTTTGTATTGCCATTAGATGAGTCCCATATTAATTCGTTTAACTAACTGTTTAGTAACGCCCCCTCGGGACATATTATCTGAGATGATATGTACTACGTCATTGGCGTTGAGACTGGTAGGCATTTCGTCAGGGCTGACCACCCACACGTTTACTTCATTGTTCCCTGCGTCTTTCTTGTCGGCCATCGGATTGCCGCCTAGCTTCTCGGCTTGGCGATCAATTAGGTTCGGGTCCGCAGAGTTAAGGGCCTTAACCGTATCTATTCCTAAGGACTGTACTGCTTTTCTGCGTAATACAAACTCACCTTTGGCGACTTTAGCGTAAACGGAATCCCTAGTAGACATGCCTCTAGTGATTTCTCCACCCCCTGCGTAGCTTCCACCAAAAATTTCGCCTCCGTTCCAAGCATTCCTACCACCGTTCATTTGGGTGGTAGGAGTTCCCGCCATTGTTTGTCCGTCTAAGAAATTCGTATCCCGCCCCATCCCAGCAATTGCCTGTAAAGCCATTTTCAATAAAGCATTGGCGGCAATCTCAGCCGCAAGCGTTAACATGCTGTCTAGGACACTGACCGCGAAAGATTTAAAGGCTTCTCCCGCTGACATGGTGCCCATTGCAAACTCTTTAAAAGCCCCAGCAAACTCTGAGGCTAACCCTGCGGCAATTTCACTTAGGCCAGTCATAGCTTCCAGTAATGGGTCGAAGTTGTTCACACTTTCGAGTAGTAAGTCATTAATCCCAACTAGCCCCCCTCTAACTTGGTCCAGAATTCCTGAGGGGTCTCTATCGGCATATTTATCATCAACCTGAGCCTCACCTATAGGATTGAACTCCTTACCATTCATAGCCGCAAACAAACGACGACGAACATCATCGTCAAACTGGTTGGCAAGTAAATCTCTTCCGCTAACTTTGGTCTCGTTTTTTAGGTCTGTATTCTCAATAGTCACCTCGTTGGCATTGACCCCAGCGGCTACAAATTCTGTGTTCTTTTGCTTGGTCATAAGTTCAGCTGCGGATGCTAACTTATCAAAGTTAGCGCCTTCTACCCCTCCGGATAATTGCTTGTTAGCCTTCTTTAGATTGTCCAAATACGTCTCTATCTCTACCGCAAGGTCCGCCGAATCTTTGGCAATACGTTCCTCTGCTTCTGCACGTTTTTCTCTCAAGGCAACTAATTCTTTTGTGTTTTTTTCTAGCGCGGCTTGTGATTCTAGTTTCGTGTCCTCAGTAAAAGACCCCGCGCTTGAAGTAATGGTTTTATTATCTTCAATTGCTTTGTCCAGCCTTGCTTCGGCTTTACTGTACCCCGCTATCTCTACTTTTCCGTCTTCTTCGATTTTCTTAATGGCGTTGTTTTGAGTGGCTACGAAATCTTGAATAAGCTTGTTGAGCGTTTTGGTCTCAAACGTTTTATCCGCTAAGGGAAGCGTGAACTCGCTGTTTTTAAATCCATCCTTAATCGCTTGCTGTACCTCTTGAGAAAAGACATTTCTAGCAATAACCCGCTCGGCCTTATCCTTAACTGTGGCCTGTTCCTGAGCGTTTTTGTTGTCAATACTATCGTTGCTTTGTGGTCCCAGCTCCTTGTCAATCGCTTTGATATCCTCAGTTTGTCGATTGATACGGCTAAGTTCAGTTTGGGTTTCTCCTATTTTAGTAAGTAAAGCCTCTTGCTCCGGTTTGGTTCGGTTGGTATTTAGGTCCGCGAACAGTTGAGTAAGTAACGCTTGAAATCTTGCGGTCTCAGCGGCAGCTTGGGTGGCAATGGGCATTTTCCCTCGCTCTAATACGCTTTGTAACCCATTGAACAGTAAAACCCGGGCTTTATTTAATTCGGCGGTTATTCCGGAATCGTGCATTACTTTGGCAATATTTAGTGGGTCTACTCCACCATCTTCCAATCTAACCCGTGTGCCCTTTTCTAAATCGCCTAGAAGAATTAAAAATTTATCGTACAAGGCTCGGACTTGGGCGAAAGCCTCTACGTCATCCCTTGGCTTATCATCTGGTGTTCGTGTTATTTTTTGAAGCTCTGATATCTCAGACAGCGCAGCAGCAATAGCTTTTGTTTGTTTCTGATATTGATTTTCCACTTCCTTGTCGGTCATTGCCGCTCGTTCCTGAGCAATAGTAAGAGCTAGCGCGGTGTTTTCGGCTGCGAATGTAACATCGGTCATTACGGTGCTAAAGGAGTTTCTTAACGTTTCTACGGAGTCTAATACTTCGTTTTTAAGCTCCAATACTTCGTTAGTGGGCCTTCCCGTTTCGGATTCTATGTCTTTAAGTATGTCGCTATGACTATAGACATTAATAAGCTCCCCCACAATTGATTGAAGTTGGTCTTGTAGTGCTTTACCTTTCTTAACAGCTTCGGGATTAGCTTCACCTGTTTCCGAGTTCTTGAATTCAAGGGCACCGAATTGGGATGCTAGTTCGAGAAAGCTTCTTTTGTGCGCCTGCGAACTGTCTTGGCCTTCTCCGGATATGGGGGTTTCAATTAAGCCTACGGTGTCCTTTGTCGTAAACGTTCCATAATTGTTATGTATCACGTCTCCTGCAATTACGCCTTCGACTTGTTTGGTTCCCCCCATGCCGCTCAACGCATCAAACGCCTTTGTGATAGCTAGTACCGCGCTGTTTTCGCCTGAATTCTTAATCTGTTCTACCTTTACGGCCTCGGCAGAGGCTAACGAATCACGAGCACGGTCGGCGGTAGCCCCAAACCCCCTCGCACGTTCATCATCTCTGAAGGTTTTTAAGGTATCAAAAAGTTGCTCATAACTCGTAACCGAACTCCCAATATAAAAACCCAATGTTTTGAACTTGGAGTTGAGCGTTTTTATTTCTTCGTTGAGGTTAGCGGCCCCTTCCTTTTCATTTTTAAACAATTCCTCTTTAAAAGACACGGTGCTTATCGCTTTGTTAAGAGCTTTCAAGGTGTTTCTACTCGCATCTTCCCTAGACGTAGATTCGTTCGTTTTGGCTTGGGCTACATCCACCGTGTCCCTTAATTGCACGTCCTGATCAAACTTATTGGCTAAGTAAGCCAAAGCTCCCCCTAAGGCTCCTAGGGCCATGAAAATAGTCCCTAGTCTTTTTGTTAGAAACTTAACCACCATCGTAAGCCCCGCCATTGCTTTGTTGCTTTTTAGTTGGCTTTTAGTTGGAACAGTGTGCATCCCTTTCTTGTTAGGGGCCGAGCTCCCAGCGCCTAGAATGGATCGAAAGACTGAATCCCCGCCAAATAGAAAAGAACCCATTTTCGCTAGCCCCGCAAACAGAGCTCCTAGTCCTAGTCCGGCGGTTATTCCACCAATAATTTGTAAAGAATCACCGACGCCCTTTAACCCGCTTATCATGTCGGCTAGGTTTGAGACTATCTTCGTAGTCATTTTCAGCATGGGGTCAAAAGCTTCGGCGGTAAGTGAAAAGAACGTTGAGCCTAAACGAGCGAACTGATTGGCAAATGCCTCCATCTGGACAGCGTTTGCTCTTGCAGCCGCTCCCCCGATTTCCATCTTCTCAGCTAATTCATCCGCCACCCCAATGTTGTTTGCAAAAGCACCAAACGCTGCCGCAGCTCGAACCTGCATGGTTCTCATTGCGTCTGTCACCGTAAAGCCACTTTGCGAAAGTTTCTTTAGAACTGGGATGAGTCCATTTGTTGATACATCTAAATCACCCATGCTTAGTCCGAGTAATTCCGTGGTACGCCTGAACTCCTCCGAAGGTTTCTGTAGCGCAATTAACACCTGACGAAGACCTGTACCTAGCGTCGAGCCCGAACGGATACCTGAGTTAGCCATCGCCCCAAGCGCAGCAACGGTTTCTTCAAAGCTGACGTTTGATTGTGCGGCGATGTTACCCGCGTACTGCAAGCCCAAGGCAAGTTTGTCAAGGTTCAGTTTTGAAGAGTTGACCGCAGTGGTTAATTTATCTGCGATATTACTCATATCACTGGCATCACGATTAAAGATACCAATCGTGGATGTTGCTAAATCAACGGCTTGTTTCAGGTCTGATCCAACAGCCGTGGCAAAGAGAGTGATACCCTCAATCGAATCGGCTATTTGCTGCTTGCCTAAGCCGGACTGCCCTAAAACAACCGCCGCTTGTGTTACTTCTAAAGCGGTGAATTTTGTTTTCTCTGAAACGTTTATCAAGGTGTCCGAAAGCGAAGCCATTTCGGTGTTAGTTAAGGACACAATGGATTGTAGTTGCTTCATTTCCTTTTCAAGCTGAATCATGAACTGCCCCGACTGGCCTACTAGTCCAACCGCGCCCCCGAGTACCGCGTAGTTCCTAAGTAGCATGGCTTGCTGTTTAAACTGCCCAGCACCCCCATCCAGTTTTCTGCGCTCAGAAGCGGCAAGGGCGTTTTTAGCCGCTTGTGTCTTCGCTTGCTGTTGTTCCGTTTGTGAAGGTTTATGGTTTTTCTTAATCTGAATTTGCTCTAAGCGATTTTCAATTCGGATGAGTTCGTTAGTCGCCTCCTTCCAAACCTTTGAGCCTTCAGATGAATTTTTAATGAGTTGCTTGATGACGACCGAATAATGCCCCGCTGACTTTTTCAGGTCGTTTAGCGCAGGACCGTTTATGCCTGTAAGTGAAGTATTTAAGCTTGCTCGACCCTTCGAGGCGAAAGGGTTTTTTGCCAATCTTGCATCCGTGGCTCCGGCCAAAGTTGTCTTGTCATCTCGGGCAAATTTTACCGCCGCCTTATTGCGTTGGAATTCAATTTCTTTACGCGCAAGTTCTCCAGACTCAGCTTTATTTTTTCGAAGAGTTTGTTCGGTGCGCTGGGTGTTTTTTGCCGCAAGTACTTTAGCCGCAGCATTCTTTTTTCGAAGAGTTTGTTCGGTGCGCTGGGTGTCTTTTGCCGCAAGTACTTTAGCCGCAGCATTCTTTTTTCGAAGAGTTTGTTCGGTGCGCTGGGTGTTTTTTGCCGCAAGTACTCCAGCCGCAGCATTC